AAATGATAACGATAGGTTTAGGTCTATTGATAAAGCCCATAAAAGTATAAATGGAAAACTTCGTCTAAGACTCGCAAGATTCGAAGAAGAAAATAAAAAGCTAACTGATGAGGTTAAGGATAATAAAGAACTTATCCAAGACCTCTATGACTACCCATAGGAGAAATATGTCAACAGAAGATTATTTAAAAGTAGATACAAAAACATTAATGAAAGAGTTAAGAGAGTTTTCTGAAAAGTATAACTTTTGGTATTCTGCATTGTTAAAAAGAGAAACTGATCTTAAACAAAAGAACGCAGAACTCTATATAAGCTTTAAGAACAAAGAAGAAAAGATGACTCAGAAAGAGATTGAAGCTTTAATAATGTTAGATGAAGAATATAAGTCTAAAAAGCACGTTTTAGTAGAAGCAGAAACTTTTTACTTAATGTTCAAAACTAACTATAACAATAAACAAACAGAAATCTCTTTATTACAAAGTGAGTTAAAAAGAGAACTATCGTTTGTAGCTAGGGAGAGAAAATGACAAAACTTTATTTAGACAATCAAGGCAACTATCAGAAGTTTAAAGAAGATAAAATTAATTGGTTAAGTGTAATTGGTAAAACACTAGCTTATATTGGTATTACAGTTGCTATGGGGTTTTATATGTACTTGCTTATCTTTAGTGCTTAATAACTTCTAGCTGACTTATGTCAGTTGTTTCATCTATTTCAATGGTGCTTATACTATAATTATTAATATAAGCATCTTCCCTCTCATCAATTCTATCTAAATAGCTTTGTACTTTTGGAAAATGTGGAGTCATATCTATAAATATAAATGAAGCTTTACCAATATTATTATTATCAGTTAATAAATCTATACTTAGTTCTGTAATTACATAATCTGTTTCGTACTTCATACCTTACAATATATGTATTTGAGATTAAGTTAAATTACTTTTTACGAAATATTTGTGTGCCTTTTATACCAAAGATACTTGCTACTACTGTAATCCATAAAGTTTGAAACCATACAGGAAGATTACCAAAGTGATGAAAAAATAATTCTATCTTATCCATCATAGCTGGGTCATCAGAAAATACTGCCCAAGCTAATACAATAATTGGTGCAGACAATATGATAAGCACAAATTCGTCTTTATAATCGTTTTGTCTAGCTTCTAATAATTTACCTTGATATGATTCTTCTCCACGACTTTGTTTTTCTGCGTGTAGTAATTGTGCTTCAGACATAGCAACTTTTGCTCTTTGCTTGTTAGCATAAATTTTACTTCCAGCAGAAACTGCTAATTTAATTGCACTAAACCACATTATTTTAATTCCTTTGCTAATTCACAATAATGGATAATCTTATCCCATTTCTCGTGAGGGTTTTCTGTATTTTTTTCACGCAGACAGTATTTTATAATATTACCCTGTATGAAATCAAGGTTATTTGCAGTGATAAATTCTATGGGTTGAATTGTAAAATTCTTGTAATGCTTCCCACCTATCTGCTTGTCTAACGCACTCTCCGTTGCTCTCTCGCCTTTTAAAGCATATTTTCCACAACATTTCTTCTTCATACTATCTTACCTATCCATCTACCTTTATTGTTTAATACCATTGGTAAAAGTCTAGGTATGCCATTAAGTATAATTCCACAACCTATAATAAATCTAGTTCTAAAATTTTTAGCATAAGAAAAAGCCATAGACTTTTGGTCAATTAAACAACCTACATTCATAGCCCAAAAGATATTATCAGGATTTGCCCAATAGGATATTACAAACTTAGTATGATAATGTCCTTGAACTGTATTCATTCCCATAGTTTGAGATACCTTTAATACATCTGCACTTCTTCCGTGAGTAAAGAAACATCTTTGACCATTAGACATTGTAAGTGTTAAATCATCTACCCATTTCCATTTTTTAGTTTCTAAGAAATCTCCATAGTCTTTTAAATATGCTTTTGGCAATCCGTGTTTTAATGCTCGTCTATAAATCATTGATGAATGGTTACTATCTACTTCAATTAATTTTGGAAATACATTTTCAAGTTCTCTAACATATTCTTTTGCTTTATCTAATTCCATTCCAGCAGAATATAATTCAGGAGAAGAATCGTGAAAACTCAATGCGTGTTGATCCAATAAATCGCCGATGCAAATATTGGTATCAGGTTTAAATTCTTTTTTTATTTCTTTTAAAAATGTAATTGAGTCCTTATGTTGATAAGGCAAGTGCATATCAGAAATAACTAATATTCTTTTGTGATTCATACAAGTTTTACTTGTACTGCTATTTTGATAAAATGTAAAGTAGTTGAGTAATCACTAACAAAGCAACAGCACCTAATCCGTAAATTATCCAATTCGTAATATTATCGAATCGTTGATCTAGCTTGTCGTGAATTTTATCTATGTCTTGATGAATATGTTTAAGATGATTATTTTTAATTGTATTAACTTCTCGTGATAAACCTTTAATGTGTCCGTATAAACTAACAATGTGTTCCCCTGTTGTTTTAGGACTCTTAGCCATTACTTTTTCTTTCTCGGCTTATACTTTTTAACAGCTTGTGAGATAAAGATATTCTTATAAAGAGAAACCTTTTTACCAAATTTCTTATCAGCTTTTCTTTTAGCTGACTTATAAGCTTTAGACTTCTTGTTAAAAGACTTTGGTTTCCCTAATCTTTTTGGTCTAGCTTTAGCATATATAGGTTTTTTCATAGCCATTAGTATTTTTTCTTTCTTTTTTTCATAGCTGAGTCTTTCATTAGTTTGCCATTTGGCATTCTATGATAACCTTTAGGAACTTTTTTCTTTTTTTTAGCCATAATTATTTCCTTTTCTTAGTTTTCTTCTTCTTTTTCATAATTGCCATTCTCAAACCTTTTGGTAATTTATTTTGTTTCTTAGTTAGTTTCATATTTTCTCCGTTAGTTGGTTAATACTCCACCTGACCATTTTGCGTCAGGTAAATTGTTTGTATATGATTTTCCATCAAATGTTAATACTTGTTTTCTATTACTTCCCTCAGAAAAACTTGCGTGAATCCAACCTGAGTTTGCTTCTCCTGTCCAAAATTCTAAAATGAGCTGGTCAAAATTTACGTTATTAGAAAGCCAAAGAGCAACGGCTAAATTTGATACACCAGCAATCTCAAAATCTACTGCTTGTCCTTTTGCGTGTTGTGATGTTTTTTTAGAACCAATAGCTTCGCATAGTTCTTCTGATCTATAACCTGATGTTATAATTACAGGCTTTTCAAACTTTGCTCTTACAGGTTCTAGTATTCCATAACATAAATCAGTTAGGTTTTTTATCTCTCCACTACCAGCTTCATTAGATATTCCCTTTCTAATAGCTGTCATAGACTTTGTAAATTCTATTAACTTAAAGTGTTTTGATAATTGCATCATTATCTCCTTTGTTGATTATCTTGCAGTAGCTGGTACACCATTTGATGATACTAAAGGTTCTTCTGCAAATGCCATAAAGATGTATGACCTTGATGAATTATTAGTTCCACCATCAGATGTTCTAATTTTTATTCCATTAGAAACTAAATCTACTCTATCTTGAGTATCTTCTGCTGAAGTTGCATTTGGAAATAATCTATTATTATCAGGATTGTAACCATCTCTTTTACTATCAACTAAATTCCAACTATCTGTTGCGTTATATGGTTTCCATAAATAAAATGCTGGCTTAAAGCCAAAATATAAAAATGGGCCATCAGCATTTCCGTTTCCTGTGTAAGAACCAAATTTGCTAAATCCTTTTTTCTCTGCAAAAGCATAACAAATATAAGTTCCTGATGAGTTATTAACATCATTCCAACTTCCTAGAGTAATTAATGAAGCTGATGGAGAAGTATCATTAAATGTTCCTGCGTTATCTGTTTCTGCATCTGTTGCATTTAAATAAAGAAATTTATCAAATCCTCTTGCACCTGTTCCAAATATCCAATTTGAAGTTGTATCAGTTCTTTTAATAATTACGCATTTTGGTGCTAATCCTAATCCATGAGCAATCGTTGCACCAGCAGAACCATTACCACTATACTTTATGATAGACATTCCTGATGTCGTATTAGCTGAAGTGTATGTTGTGTTTATAGAACCAGCTGTGTTTGAAGAACCTTGTCCATTAGCTTTCCAATTCCAAGAAACAAAAGTCTCTCCACTTTCATTTGTTGGAACTGCTGAACCTAATGTAAATCCATCAGATCCAAAAGCTGTTAAAGAAGTAGTATTAGTTTCTTCTGAGGCGGAGGCACTTGATTGTACAATTTTAGTAACTCCTCTAACAGCATCAAATAGTTTATGACCTTTAACACCACTACGTTTTTTAATCCAAGTAAAATCAGATTGAAATCCAACGCCTGTAATAGCATTTGTACTACCATTACCTGTGTAAAGTTTAGTATTAAAATAATCTTTTGGTTGAAATGAAATATAAGCCATAGTTAAATCCTTTTTATCATATTAATTAAAAACTGTTAATACCTTTCGTACATAAAATTTTATAGCCACTAGGTACAGTATAATTCATCTTTCCATTTCCATCTGCATCTTGATAACCAGCACCTGAATTTGTGGTTACTGCTGTTGTACCGAAAAATCCATTTCCATAGTTACATTGATAAATAGTGCTGTTGCTATCTGAAGTAAAACCAAATCCTATAAAACCAGTTACTGTTGTTGGTATAGTGTGATTAGTAACTAATGCACTTCCATTTTTGTAAATCGATATATATTTGTTAGTACAATCAAGTGCAATTCCTGCAATATCATTATCAGCAAAAGTACCATAATTATTTCCTGAAGTTGTGCTTCCACTTTGCTGAAACTCTCCACCACTTAAATTATAATATAAACAAATAGTAGTAAGGTTAGTTTCGTAAGACATAATATTAGTATCTGCACTCATGACACCAAACATAGTTCTTGAAGCACCACCAGTAATTTTTGCTTCCATATAATATTTTCCAACAGATGGTAAAATACTTGACATCATAGCTGTCCAAGCACCACTATTTGCGTGTTGAATAGTATTATTTGCATTTGTCATAGTCCATCTTCCAGCTATATTACAAATAGGATTATTTGTAGCAAAATTATTACTAGGTGTATCTACATTTTGAGTTAGTGTTCCACCACCAACTGCAAATGTGTTTGTGTTACCTGAACTATCTGTACCCATAGCACCACTATTTTCAAATTTTAAAAAGAAACCATTAGTTCCGTAAGTTACTGATGGTGCAGTTTTCGGCTTCCAAATTCCCGAGACAGAATCTGTTTCGCCAAAAGTAGAAGCTGGATAAGCTGTGCCATCTACAAAATGAAAGTGTGTCATAGAACCTTGAAAATAACTAGAAGTATTAGATGAACCTATATCAACACCATAACCACCACTATTAAGAGTAAAAGATTGATTTACTGGTGGGTAAGTATTTGCTGAACTATCTAAAGTAGTTTGTTGAACTCCGTTTAAATAAAATTTTACTCTATTACTTGCAGTTGATTGAGTGCTATCAACAGCCATTACCAAATGATAATATGCAGAAAAATCCCTTATATGATTTTCCCAAATAAGTTCAGTATTGTTTGAACCACTATTTCTATTTTGAAATCTAATTCTTCCTGATGTGTCTGAAAAATGAATGTAAGTATAATTATTAGTGCTATTATCATCAGAATAAATTAACTTCATTTCATTAGCAACTTGTGATGCTTTAAACCAACAAGAAACAGTAAATATTTTATTGTTAGTTGGTGTGCCTTGTGTTCTTGTTAAATATGTATTAGCCATAATATTATCCTAATTAAATTGTCCTGAGTTGTTTATACCAACACTTACAGTAATTGAAAACTGTCTATCTGCTGTTTGTGATTCTGCGTCAGTTGCTCGTATAGTAAAAGTGTAGGTAGTTTCTCCTGTTGGGCTAGGTGCTGTTCCTGTTATTGCACCTGTGCTACTGTTTAAAGTTAAATTCATTGTAGAAGCTGGTGTGTTAGCATTTGATGTTAAAACAGATGTTGTTTCTGAAAAAGCTACTGTTGAGTCTGATGTTGCGTCAATGTCTAATGATACTGTGCTTCCAGCAGATACACTACCTATACTACCAGCAGATGTACTAAAAGTTGGAGAAGCAGAAGCAGATAAAATAGCTGATGATGACCTTACTGCATTTCCGTCATTATTTTCAACACGAATAAAATATGAAGCAGAAGCAAGATTAAAGGTTGCGTTTAATGATGAAGAACTTGTAAATGTTACTGCACTTGCTCTAGTGATTGCACCCGTTGATGAATTAATAGCTTCAACTATTGGAACAGTTACAAAGTTAGTTCCAGCAATAGTTATTTGTGCAGATGTGCTTGGTGCTATAAATAAATTAGAAGAAGTTATAGTTGGTTTAGTTTCTGATATAGAAGCAAAAGATAATACACCT